ATTCATTATATGCGCTTGCTTGGTCAACAAGATACGAACAATGACGGTACTGCTGCGGGGACTGCCGGATGGCAGACGGTTAAAAATCCCGGCACCAGTTCCGGCGAAAATGGGGGAGCATATGGATTATGGTTCTTTCCTACGGGCAATCAGTCGACCAATATGCAGGTCGGAACCGGCTCACTTGCTGCTATTTTTTATCTTAACAAATCCTGTTCAATTGTTTTAACTGGAGTTGTTGGGCCAAACCCGGCCACTGCTCATCACGCCGCGGGTATTAGCAAATTTATTAATACTGATTCTAGTAACTTGTTGGCTATAATTGTTTCCGGAGCACAAGGAGGTCAAGAAACGGTTAAATTTAGCCTTGATGACTCGGCCGACACCTTTATTAGAAAGGCATTTAACACAAATCCACAACTAGTTGGAACTCCTGGCGAGTTTTATTCCACGGCTTCCGCAAAAGATTATTGGTTAGGGGAAACTTATGAACAGTTCTTCCGTGATAATAGTTGCGTTGGCGTTGCTGGCGCAGGGGTTATTTCTCCCATAGCATATAATGGTGGTCTTGGTGTGACCACCGGCGCTGGCATCGGGCCCCATAAGATGAAACAGGCATCTCGCGAGGCAATTGCTGGTTGGTTCGTTGGACAAGATGTTTCAAACAACACAGCAAGCTATACAGCGGATACACAACAGAAACTTTTCCGCTTGAAGGGCCGAGGACATGGCGAATGGCTACACAAGAGTTGCAAGGTTTCAATTGATAAAATTAGACAAGCCACATCAAATGCAACTGAGTATGGAACGTTTTCGGTTGTAATCAGAAATATTGCAGACTCAGATAATGCTGTGGAGGTTATGGAAAGATTTGATAATCTCACGCTAGATCCCACATCTCCCGATTTCATTTCACGTAGAATGGGAGATCAGTTCTACCAATGGGATACAAGCGCCAAGAGATTAAAGCTGTATGGTGAATATCCCAACCGGTCTAAATATGTCAGAGTCGATATGAACTCTAACGTTGAAGCTGGCGCAACTGATGCCGCCCTTCTACCGTTTGGCTATCTAGGGCCGCCCAAGTGGGCCGATGCGCTTCACGTCACGGGCAACTATGATGATGGGGATATTAAGAATAGGTTTATATACACGCCTAATCCATCACTTGTAAGTCAGTCGGTACCAACCTTAAGTGCTGTCATTTCTGGCTCACACAGTAGCGCAGCGATCACCCAGGGCGCCAAATCTGGATCCATGCTCTTTCCAGTAGTTCGACTCCGACAGTCGGCATCTGATGGTGGCATTAGCGATCAAACAGAGGCGTATTTTGGAATGTCAACTACGCGTACATCTACCGACACCCGATTTGATGTTAGTGTTCCTGATTTTCATAGAATTCCGTATCATGGTTTCCCGGATGATCCAACCTCTTATGCCGGCCAGATTCCTTCCGGCCTTTCTGGAGTTATGGCTTACTCATATGCATTCTCACTAGACGAACTCAAAACTGTTGATGGTGTCCGCGTTTATGTATCTGGCACGAGAGCAGCCGGGAATGGTAGTTCTTATACAACTACGTTAAATGCTGGTTATAATAGGTTTACCGCGCCATTCTGGGGCGGCCTAGACGGATGGGACATTACGAAGTCGGATCCTCTATATAATAGAGGAATGTCTTCGACCTCTACTGATTTGAATAATTATATTTATCACACCATCAAGCGCGGCATCGACACGGTTGCAGATCCCGAATTTATTGATATGAATTTGATAACTGCTCCCGGTGTAACGTTAGATAAACTAACAACCCATATGATCAACACTTGTGAAGAGCGCGCCGATGCTCTTGCATTAATTGATTTGGCGAATGTTTACATTCCCGCTCATGAGAGATTCTATAGCAGCAAGACCAGCAGAATTGGAACCGATCCAACATCTGCTGCAAATGCACTAAAAGATAGAAGAATTGATTCAAGCTATGGTTGCACTTTTTATCCTTGGGTTCAGACTCGCGATGAGGACACCGGGCAGCTTGTGTGGGTTCCACCTTCTGTTGCGATGATGGGTGTTCTTGCCAGTTCTGAAGCAAAATCAGAGCTTTGGTTTGCGCCCGCAGGTTTCAACCGAGGCGGTCTCACTGAAGGTGCAGCGGGAATTCCTGTTGTCAGTGTATCCGAACGGTTGACTTCCAAAGAGAGAGATACTCTTTATGAAGGAAGAATTAACCCAATTGCTTCTTTCCCCTCCAGCGGTATTGTGGTCTTCGGACAGAAGACGTTGCAAGAGCGCCGGTCTGCACTAGACAGAATTAATGTCAGAAGATTGGTAATTTATTTGAAGAAGCAAATTTCAATCCTATCAACACAGATTCTGTTTGAGCAGAACGTGGATTCTACTTGGATGCGTTTTAAGGGACTCATCGAACCATTGCTAGCAAATGTGAAGAGTAAGTTTGGAATCACCGATTATCGTTTGATTTTGGATGAAACCACAACTACTCCAGATCTCATTGATCAGAACATCTTGTACGCAAAAATTATGGTTAAACCAGCCAGAGCAATTGAATTCATTGCAATTGATTTCGTGATTGCTTCAACTGGTGCTTCCTTCGATGATTAAAAGAAATGGAGGAATTTCCTTCACAATACTATTTAAAAATAGGTTATAGGAGTTTATAAAAATGGCATTTTGGTCAACCAACTATGGTGAAGACGCTACACTCAAAGATCCAAAAAGACAATTTAGATTTAAAGTTGAATTTGGAGGATTTGATGCCGGCAATAGTTTTTTGTGGTGGGCGAAGACGGCGACAAAGCCGTCCTTCGAAATTGCATCCACACCACACCAGTATTTAAATCATACTTTTCATTATCCTGGTACTGTAACATGGCAAGATGTGGTCATTGAAATGGTTGATCCCGGTACGCCAGATATGGCAGCATCTATGGCTGCATTGCTCGAAGGTGGTGGTTATCACCCTCCTTCCGATGCTGATGATGTTAGCACGATGACCAAGGCAACAGCAGTTTCTTCTCTTGGGACCGTTACTGTCACCCAAACTGATGCAAATGGTTCTCCATTAGAGCAGTGGACTCTGTGGAATGCCTTCATTTCTAAAGTAGATTATGGTAGTTTGGCATATGGTAATGACGAATTGACCACGATCAGCATTACCCTAAAATACGATTGGGCACGACTTGAAACTTCCAACACGGGCGGTTCTGTTGCGACCACACTCAAGGGTACTTCTTTCTTTAATCCATAAAAAATAAAATACGAGGTGTATATTGTCACGAAATAAAGATCGTGTTGGGGCTAAAAACATTAATGCAGACGCGCCCCCCACGCAGGTAGCAAAAGGTACTTTAGAGGGTTTTTCCTTCGTTGTTCCTACCGAATTTGTTGATCTTCCATCACAGGGAAGATATTATCCCGAAGGGCATCCCCTTTATGGGCAGGATACTATTGAAATTCGCCAAATGACTGCAAAAGAAGAGGATATTCTCACATCTAGAACACTTTTGAAAAAAGGTATTGTATTAGATCGCGTGCTACAAAATATTATTGTAGATAAACAGATCGATGCAGAAAACATGTTAACAGGTGATAGAAACGCTATACTTGTGGCGATGAGAATATCTGGATACGGTGCGATTTATGAAACAATGGTAAGTTGTCCATCTTGCGGAGAAAAGCAAGATCATAAATTTGATTTATCTGAATTGGTGCCTTTTCATGGCGATAAGGGGGATGATTTAGATATTGTTAACAACGGTGATGGAACATTTAATATTATTCTACCACAAACGGAACTTAATGTAAGATTTCGATTATTGACCGGATATGATGAAACCGCCCTTGCCAATTCAAGGCAAAGTGACCGAAAAAGAAAAATAGAGGAGAAAAACGTTACAAGTCAATTAAATAAGATTTTAGTCTCTGTTAATGACAATACCTCTTTAGAAGCGAAGAAGTTTTTGATTGAAAACATTCCTTCGGTGGATTCTCGACATTTAAGATTGGCATTTAGTCTCATATGCCCAAATATTGATCTTACTCATTCCTTTGACTGCCAAGAGTGCGAATTCGTACAGGAAATGGAGGTGCCGCTTACAGCGGACTTTTTTTGGCCTGAACGATGAATATATGGAAAATGTTTATGAACAGTTCTTCTTTTTAAAATATTCGGGGGGCTGGTCATTCTTGGAGGCATATAATTTACCGATTGGTTTGAGAAAATGGTTTGTTGAAAGGCTGATCAGGCAACTTGAAATGGAAAGTGAAGCAATTGAAGAAGCTTCAAAAAACAGAGGACAAAATTCGGGAAGGCAGACTTTAAGCACACAGAATCAGCCCCGTAGACCGACCAACATGAGATGAGAAGGAAAGACAGAACAAGCTTCTGTCTTTTTTTTTATAAAACTATTTAATTTAGGCAACCAATGGCTTCCCCTTACTCAAGAGTGGATAGAAATATATTATGGCTGATTCAAAACTAAAACAACTCGAACAAGAAATTGCCAAGGCCAAAGAACTAGAG